CCGGGGCACCGGTCATGTCCTGGCCGTAGAGAGCCGCCCGGTCGAAGGCAAGTGCGAAAGACTCGGCCAGGTGATTCTGGGTCTGCTCAACAAACTGTCCCGGGTTGACGCGGATAACCTCCGCGGAAACCACGGAAATCGCCGCGAGCTTGTGCCCCACCATGGTCTTCAGCGTCATCGAGCTGTTGCTGGCGGGCTTCTTCCCGCCCTCTGCGACCCAGTTAGCCGTAGCCTTTCCGGTCACGACCGGAATAGCACGGCCCGTGGGACCCATGGGAATCCGGCGGGCCAGCTGCTGCACCGCGGACAAACGGGCCGCCCGCTCAAAAATTGGCTCCGCCATCTCCGGCGTGAGAAAACCGGAGAAATCGGAAGTCTTAACAGGTGCGGAAATCGCCATTAGTTATACCCCATCAGCAGGCAAGCTCACATGCCGAGCTTGCGCATCACAGCATCCAGCAGGTCGTTACTGTTGAGCGCCATTGTGGTGTTACCCTGGCCCTGCGACACGTCGCGAGTCGGGCCGGACGGGGCCAGCAGGGCAGCCATACGCTTCGCGTCCTCGGCGAGCTCGTCAGGGGTTTCACCCTTGAGTCGCTCCGCGACATAGTCGAGCCGGTCCAGCGGGATTCCGGCACTGATCGCCGCGCGAATCCTCATCAGCTGCCGCGACGCGGAATCAGCTGCCACCGTGGCCTCTTCGTACTGAGACTGGATCTTGTGGTACTGCGCCTCAAGATCGCGCAGTCGCCGCCTCAGACCCGCGGCCTCAGAACGCACCTTGCGCAGGGCAGCCAGTGTGTCCGTCTCCTGCGCACGCTCAACAGTGTCAACGTCGCGACCCTCGTCGGAGACCTCCGGGGTTTCAGCGAGGTGAGTCGCGTCGTGCGCAGGCGTCTCGACGCCGTCAGACATTACACCCTCCTGGGGTACTCACGTGTGGCCCGCCAGGGGCCCGGTTACGCCGCGCGAGTGGCGGCAAAACGGCTGGGCCGCTCCTCTGCGAGGGCCCGTCGGAATGCGCTCATCGCATCCTTGCCGGATTTGCCCCGTGTCGATTGGAGCCAGAACCGGTACAGATCCTCGGCCTGCTCTCGACCGGGCCAATCCCGGCGGTCAAAAATGGGGACGACCAGGCAGTCGCACCCGTCGTGGTAGCGGCGCCCGTCACGGCGGTACAGCGCCGCTCGCTCGGACGTGTACACGGCGCCCCGAGATGCCAACATGGCGCAGAACGAGCAATTGTCCCGGCCCGTGAGCACCCGGGCCCACGCCAGAGCCCGCCGGTCCAGTTCCACCGAGCGGATCATTGCCTCCCGGCCAGCCATTTCGACGTGTCGGGCGACCGCCATTCCCGCCGCGGCCACGTTGTCATCCGTCACACCCTCGCCGTCGACCGAGCGGGGACGAAGTGTGCGATCCAGAGCCGCGATCAGCGCTTGCTCGTCATAGTGGGACTCAGCAACCGCCGGCGCGGACTCTGGCTGTTCCCCGGTGTGCCGCGACCGTTCCTCCCGGTACACCTGAAGCGCGAGCAAAAATGACCTGCGGCGGGCTTGCAGGACCGGCGGGAGCAGCAGACGAGCGAGACGCACGATGTCCACATCCGTCGGGATCACCCCGAGCGGAATCGTCGCGCGGATCACGTCGACCACCAGCGCCACGATGTCGCGGGTGACCGCGTCCTGCTCCCGCCGATACTCACTCAGCCTCATCGTCACTCACGGGGGACGCGTCCCCCGGCTCCACAGGCGGGGCCGACAGCAGTCGAGCCAGCCGGGACGAAGCCTCCAGATCCAGCATATCCGCATAGCGGGTTTGCTGGTCGGGCGAGAATTCCATCAGCTCCCACGCCGCCTGCGTCGGGATCAACCCCGCCGACTTGAGCTTGACCACGGCGTCCGTCTGCGCGGCCAACGTCGGTGTCGCAGCATTGCGCCACAGAACTTCGAGGTCTGGGGCATCCCGGCCAGTCATCAGCTTCACCGCCAAGCGCGCCGCGCGCCGCCACGCTCCGCCAAACAAGGCCTGTTTCCGCTCGGCGTTTTTGACCAGTCGAGATTCGCTGGACGCGATAGCCTCTGCGCTCGCCGGATTTTCCGTGGTGAACCCGAAATAGTGGGCCGGCAGACCGGACACCACAGTAGCCTGTCGCATATAGTGCTCCACGACCGTGGTGAAATTCCGCAGGTCCGCCGCGGTAAACTGACCGACCTTGGCGTTTTCGTTCTCAAGCGCCCAAATGCGCCCGAGGTAGGCCTCCCACACCGGGATCGGGTTTCCTTCGGAGTCGAGGAAATCCTCCGCCGACACACCCAGAGCCCACCGCTGCGGGACCGCCATCAATTCCTGCGCACCTGCGAGATTCATGAGGGTTCGGCACGCGGCGTCCATCAGCGGCTTGATGTCGTCCATCTCCGACCGGCCGTACCGGTCCGCCACCCGAGCGCGGTTAATCATCGGGGCCACCAGCGGGCTCGGGACCCCGTGGCGGTACACACTGTCCCGGAGCCACGTCCCACCCGACCGGTCCGACCGCCCGTAGTACCTGGTCTCATACGGCAGGTACAGCGCCGCGCGCTGAGGCACACCGCGATCGTCATAGTCGTAGACGCGAACCGCCGCCACCGGATCCCGCGTCACCGGGTCGATCGACGCGTGCATACACCGGCCGGTCTCGACGGTCCAGATCGGCACCGACGGGTCATCCGGGTGCGGACCGACCACGATGTACGCCCGACCCTGAACCAGCGCCTCGACATGGGCGGGAGAGGTTTCGTCCTCCATGTCGGCGGATTTCCACCATCCCCACAACCGCGCTTCGAGTTCCGGGTCACTCGCGATGCGGAACCCGCGGAGGTCAAGCCGGTTGTCCAGCTCGTGCACGACCACCCGGGCCCAGTTGACCACCAGGGCCAGCTGCTCCATCTGCGGCGGAATCGCCAAACCCCGGGAGCGTAGCCGGTTCTGCCCCTCGTAGTACGCTTCGTTCAGCCTGTAATTTCGGTTGGCGCGGTCTCGCTCTCGACACAGCGCCTCGATCAGCTCAGTTTCGCGATCCGCCACGTGTCACCTCTGCATTACCTCAGCACAACGACGCGGCGGGACCGGGCTTTCTCCCGCCCGCGGGCCAACAATTCAGCGCGGGCCATGTCCGCCAGCAGCAGCGCCGCGAACGCGTCGACTTTGCGTGGGCTCTCCCGGTGCTCCTTCCCGAAGGACAAACCGTGCGGAGTCGGACGGCGACGGGCATTCAACGCGTGACGCCGAAGCGTCGGGTCGCCGTTGTGCCGCAAATCCTGGTCACGAATCGCGGAAAGAAGCCGCTCAGTGCCCTCGACCCGGCGTCTCAGATTACCACGCATGTCGAACGCGACTGCGTGTCGAGGGGACGCCTTCACCGTGAGCTGGCGGCCGAAGTCGGCGGCCCATGCGTCGACGTAGGTCTCCCACAACGCGGGGTCCGCAAAAAACCCGACCACTCTGTACTGGTCGAACGCCGCCCGAACAACCGCGTCAAATTCCTCTCGGTCGACTTCCCAACCCTCGCCCGCGGGTCCCTCGGGCTTTTCCCGGACCAGAATCGGGACCGCTAGCCGATCCCGCACCCGCACGGCGACCAGCGCCGTCGCGTCGTCGGTTTTGCCGCCGTCGAACCCCAGGGTAATTTCGTCGCCCGGGGCCAGTTCGGCGTCTTCGTCGAGGCACGCGTCCCACTCGTACGGTGCGATCAGCGAGTCCTCCGCAGCGACGATCTGATTCAAGTAGAACCGCCGCGCGTCCGCCGGGTCAGGCATGGACCAAATTTCTTCCATCAGCACGTCGACGTTGATCCACGTACTGTCCCCTCGAGCGGCGAGTAGCCCGGCTCGGAGCGAATCGGGGTCGGAGAGGACGATGTCTGGCGGAGCTTCGATCGAGTCGTACAACAAACCCGACGCGCGCGTCTTACCCGCACGGATTTTCTGGTACAACTCCCACTCGCGTTCCCCCACCGAGTCCTCCCCGGGNCGGTGGGCGTTGGTGATGGACAACGACCGGGCGGATCCGTCGCGGGATTTCGCCAGATTTCGGCGGATCACCGCGTCCATCTCCAGCCCCTGGTTCGAGCGGATCCAGTGGTGGGTTTCGTTTTTCAGTGCGAACGTGATCCGCGCGCCTTCGAGCGCTCTTGGACTGGACGTCACCGCGGCCAACCGACCACCCGACGCGGTGTAAATAACCTCCTTGCCCAGGTCGACCCCGTAATCCTCGATCGCCTCCGCCGTGAGCAACCCGTCGAAAAGCGACATCGTGTTCTGCGTCTGCTCCTTGGTGACGGCGGCGATCTGGATCCACGGGCGAGGGTGCGGAACCGCAATCGGAGTCCCGTCGTCTCGCCAACCCCCGAAACGGCACGGACCCAACAGCTCAATACAGGCGATGGCCGCGCCGAGGGGATCCTTACCCGACCCTTTGAGACGGCGATACACGGCCGACCGGTAGCGGAACCGACCCTGATCGTCGATCGCGTAAAACCACAGCAGAAATCGGACTTGCTCAGGTGTGAACCGCCACGGCGCCCCGGCATTATCCCCGTCAGGCTGTTTCAGATACCGCACCGTCCACGCCAGTGCGTCCCACCCGAGCGTGCGGTTCCGCGGGGGAGGCTTGTCCGGGCCGTGCCGGACCGGCTCGACNGGTGGGCGGGCGTTACTCGTCATCGCCCACGGCCCTCCGGTACTCGTCAAGCACGGCCAGCTCCGCTCGGTGCTCTTCGCCGTCGTCCTCGCCGCCGTCGATCCAGATCTGAGCCCGACGGCGGTCCGGCTCGCTAATCAGCAGAGCGTCAAATTCTTTCTGCAGCGCGGCGTAGATTGGCCCCGATTGGCGACGACCCTGCTCGATTAGGTACGTGATCTGTCGAGCCGCCCACAACACTCGCCACCAGTCCGACGGCTGGTACGTCTGGGACTGCCCGGAACGCGCCACCGCCTCGACAAAATCGATCGCGAAAGGGTGCAATTCGTCGCGCCAGTGCTCGGGGATTTCGAACGGCTCAGCCGAACCGGCCGGCTGTAGCCTAGTCGGCTCGATGTCGGGCCGATTTCGCCTCCGTCGGTTTGGATTCGGGGGCGGCCCCGGTCGTTTCGCCATTCTCCCTCCCCTCGCGTGAGTGCGCCACCCCGTCGAACCGGTGCGCAACGCCCCAAATGTTTCACGGACTGAGAAGTTTCACGGACCTTGTAACCCGTACACGGACAGAGCCGCGTTGT